AATTTAAATGTTAATGATGAATTAGATAATCAAAATAAATTAATTACTATTATTTTTAATAATATTAAATTAGAAAATTGGAATGAAATATTTAATATTATAAAAGATAATAATATTGATTATAATATTAAAGATAATTCTGGAATATATTTATTAGAATATCTAATTATTTTTAATAAAATAGATATTATTAAATTATTACTTGATAAAAAAATTAATATTGATATTACTATTGAAAATAATAAATCTATTCTTTATATTGTTCTAAAATTTTCTTATATAGATATCTTGAAATTATTTATTGATTATAATAAAAATTCTGTCTGTAAAAATATATTTGAAATTGTTGATGATAATTTTGATATACCATTATTTTATGCTATTCAGTTTAATAATATTGAATCAATTAATTTAATTATTGATAATATGACATCGTTTCTATTTAAAAATAAATTTGGTGAAAATGCTCTTTTTTTAGCTGTTAAAACTAAAAATTTAGATATTTTTAAAATTATTTTTACTAAATTGTCTTTTAATATGTTAAATATTAAAAATAATAATGGAGAAAATATATTTCATATTATTATACAAAATAAAAGTTATGATATTTTTAAATTTATATTTGATAATTTTGATAAAACTAAATTATTATGTTTACTTAATATACCAGATAGTGTAAATAATTTATCAGTTTTTCATTACATTTTTATTTATTTCGATCTTGATTTTTTAAATTTATTTGATCAACTCGATATTATTAAAGAATTAAATTTAAATTCTCAAGATAATAGTGGCAATTCATTTCTTCATTATTTTATTAATAATATTATTAATATTCAAAATATTAATACTAATCAAAATAAAAATATTTTATCTATCATTCATATTATTAAAAAATATAATTTAAATTATAATCTATTCAATATTGATGGTGATTTGCCTGGACATATTTTATCTAAAAATATACAGTTTTTTATTGATAACAAATTAGATATTCTTATTAATCATATATTGACCAATTCTGAAGTAAATTTACAAAATTTTGAAGGTAATAGTATATTATTTTTACTAGTTAAAAATAATTGTTGGGATAATTTTACTAATCTTCTAGTTAATAAAAAATTAAATATTTTTATTTTAGATAATAAAAATAAAACACTTTTTGATTATCTTAAAAATAAAAATTTTAATAATTTTGTAAAACTAATTGTTAATAGTTATATTTATTGTTTATTTTATATTAATATATCATTTTTTTATGATTTAGATAATTCATGTAAAAAAGAATTACGTGATAATAATAAAGATAAATGTTACGATATAATTAATACTAAAATAAATAATAATATTAATAGTTTTATTAAAAATAAAGATATTTATGAAGTATATTCATATCCTGTAATTCATAAATATAATAAAATTATAAAAAATTATAAAAATATTGCATCATCTACTTATACTGGATCAACATTAGATATATTTTGCGGATTATTATATCTTAAAAATAAATTCAATACTAAAATAAATAATAATAGTGAAATAATAGATAAAAACATTATAACATCATTAAAATTAAAAAAAAAAAAATCACAAAATATTATTTCATGTAATAATAATTCTAAAAAAATATGTGAAATTAAAGGATTTGAAATTTTATGGAAAAATCAATCTATCTATTTTCCTAGTGAAATTGAAGAAATTATTTCTAATAATAAATTTAAGTTTTTTATTATACCTATTAGTATTGAACTTATTGTTGATAATAATATTTTCTTTCATGCTAATTATTTATTATGGGATATTAAAGCTAAAGAAGTTGAAAGATTTGAACCACATGGGTTTGATCATCCATCCGGATTTGATTATAATAAAAATTTATTAGATTATAATCTATCTAATATTATTAATTCATTTAATTTTTTATATATTTCACCAGATAAAATATTACCTAAAATTGGATTTCAAACTATCGAAATTAATGAATTGGATAATACTTTTTATGGCGATCCTAATGGTTTCTGTTCATTATGGTGTATTTGGTGGGCTGATATGAGATTATCTTATCCTTATATCACTAAATATAAATTATTTAATGTATTAAAAAGACAATTGATTAATGAAAATATATCTTTTAAACAATTAATTAGAAATTATAGTAATTTAATTACATCTATTAGACATGAATTACTTGGTAAAGCTAATACTAATAATAATGAATGGATGAATGATCTTATATCTGATAAAAATCTTAATAAACTTAATACTATTTTATTAGAAAATATATAAATTTTTATTTTAACATATAATTCATTTTCGGTAATTCCATTCTAGCTAGTATAATTATATCGTAAATTAAAAAATGTTTATAATAATTATCAGTATTATAATTATTTATTAAATTATTATCAATATAACCTTTCTGACTATATGAATATACTTTAATATCATCGTTTTCACAATTTAAATATAATTCATATAAAACATCATTTTTAATTCTCTTTAAAATTAAAAATGTATTTTTTTCAAAAAATATACAAGCATTTATACCACATATTATACTCCTGACTAATTGTAGATTATATTCTATTCCATCAATTTTAATATTTAAATATGATTTTATTATTTTATCTAATTTCTCATTTATACCTATAAATGATATTTTATCACTATTTATTTTATCGTGTAATATAATAGATCTTTCCATTTAATTGTAATTAAAATTGATAATATGTGATCATTACATTTATTATTTCAATTTTTTTTTATTATTATTATATATAATAATGAATTATCAAGAAAAATATTTAAAATATAAAAGTAAATATTTACAATTAAAAAATAAATTAAAAAATCAAAATGGTGGTGAAATTAATTTGTTTATACCTAATAATCAAACAATTATTATAAGAAATATATCAATTATTGATTCAACAGAACTTAGAAATACATTAACAAATAATGGTATAAATAGTAGTATCATTAAATTTATTTATAATAATAGTATTACTTTTAGTAAAAATTTAACTAACGATGAAATTACAAAAATATGTAAAATTATATATGATACTTATAATATCCCGGATTCTTCTGCTCCTGCGCCCTCTTCTGCACCTAATGGACTTTACACATATGATGAATATGAAGACGATAAAGCAAATCTAAAACCTTCTGCTTCTACTGCTTCTACTTCTGCTTCTTCTGCTCCTGTGCCCTCTTCTGCACCTAATGGACTTTACACATATGATGAATATGAAGACGATAAAGCAGATTTAAAACCTTCTGCTTCTACTTCTGCTTCTTATGCTCCTGCGCCCTCTTCTGTACCTAATGTACTTTTTACATATGATGAAGATGAAGATGATGAATATAATAATCTGACTCAACCTCCTTCTGCTTCTGCGCCTGCTTCTATTCCTACCACTAATCTTTACGATAGTGATTTATTTAATATTTTTAAATTAACTAATTTAATTAATAATATTTATAAAAAGATAAACATTAATATTTCAAAGATTACTGAAAATGATATAATTAAAAATTTATTGAAAAATTTTGATTCAATTTTAGAATCTAAATCAATAGAATCATTAAAAACAGAATATCAAAATATATTAAATACATCACCATTAAATTTAATAGAATATCAATTAGCTAATATACTTGGTTTAAAAAATAATAATATTGATTTAGATCACAACAAATGTACATATATAATAGATTTTTGGAATATTCATGGAATAATAGAAAAAAAGCTTCAAGAATTATCTATTACAGATAAAGAATTAATTTATAGATGTATTAAAAAAAATATTTCTAATATATTAATAAATGGACATATAGTTATTATTATTTACAAACCAGGTATATACGTATATGGCTATACAATTACAGATAGTAATCGTAATATTTCATATGATTTATTATTAGATATTTTTTTTAGCCAAGAAGAAAATAATATTTTTAAAGATAAATTAAATGAAACATTTTTTATAATTAATACATTCCTTAATAAACAAAAATTTATTGCGCATAATGATACTGAAAAAGATTTAATTAGAAAAATTTTTACTAGACTTGGAAATTTAGATGAATATAATAAAAATAATGAATGGACAAATTTAAATGAAGATGATAAAATATTAATAATAAATACAAAAAAATTAGAAATAAAAACAATCAAAAAAGAAAATGATATAATTTATGATAAATCTATTACAGCTTATAATAGAAAAATATTTTATAGTGAATTTATATTCAAAATAGAAGATGAAAACTTATATAGCACTATAAGTAATATAAAAAATTATAATGATCTTGAAGATATATCGATTACAAATCACATTCCATCCGAAATTGATGATCTTATTTTTTGGATTATTTCTGTATCATTTGCATTGCTTTATAAAGATAATCTTAGTAAATTATTTTTACTTACAAATGATACTCAATGTATCGACTCAACAAAAGTACAGTGTAAAAATATTTTTAAAGACAAACCAGAAAATGTACTTACTTATACTAAAGTTACACATGAAGATAATGTATTTGCTACTTTAAATTCTAATTTAAGTCATTATATATCATTATTATATGATATTTTGAATATAGAATATATAGATAATAAATTTAGTAAAATAAGTGAATTAGTTGAGCGAAATAAATTTAATATGATTGAACAAAAAATATATGAAGATAAAATATTTACAAATGAAGGTGGAAATAAAATAAGTTTAAGAGAGAAAATTATTAGTTCAACTCCATGGTTTTCTTTTGATAATAATTATTATCTTGATCAACACGGAAATATAAATATAATTACTGGATTTCATTTTTATTGTTTAATTAAACATATACAGTGCTTAAAATATATAAATAAATCTGGGAAGTGTTTATACGATGGTTCTATGAATGAAGAAGAAATATATAAAATTATAAATTGTGAAAATAAAGAAATAGAATATAAATCTCATAATACTTTATCGGACGAAAAAGTAGCAGATAAAAAAAAAGATATAAACTCAACAAATGCTAATGGCTTATTTGAAGTAACAGAATATGAATTGTAATAAGATACAATTATGAACAATTATGAACAAGTACTTGAAGATGTAAAATTTGAATTATAAATTAATTATAAAGTTATAATTAAATAAATATAAGTAATTTATATTACTTATAATTAAAATGTTTAAAAATAATATTGTTATAAATTCAACTAATATAAAACTGCTTTTTTCTTATGATGATATTATTAATTTACATATTTTTATGAATAAAGAAATATTCACTACTACTGGTAAAAATTCAATTTATTTTAAAATTATAAATAATTTAATTCAAATAACTGATGAAATATATATATTACTTGTCTTAAATATAATTTCAAATACAATTAATACTAGTCCTGTACTTATTATTGAAATATATAATTTAATATCTATTATTATTAATTCTATTATTAATAAAATTATTTTACAGTTCAGAATAATTTGTGATCCTGAATATATTATTGATAAATATAAAATTAAATGTATATTTTATACTTTTATTAATTCTCAAACTAAAATTAAATATATTGAAAAAAAAATGTATTATGATAAAAAAATTAATTCTTTAAACATTGAAGATAATATTAAAAGAATATTTTTTACAGAAACATTAACTAATAAAAAATTATTTTTAAAAGTTATTAATAAACTTTTTCATAATAAATATGATAATTTATAATAATTTATGATAATTTATAATAATTTATTATAAGTTATTTTATATAATAAAAAATTGAATTATTTATTCTTTGAACTTGTTATTTAAAAAAAAATATTATATATTTATTAACAATGTCGTCATTTGCATCTGAAATTTCTAAAAAAATTACTTCTGTAGCTAATACTGCTACTGGTTATATCCTTGAATATCAGGGTGTTATTAGAATAACTACAAATTTATTCGATCAAACACAACTTAATATTGTATTCAAAAAAGATTCACTAATTCTCAGATATCTTGATTCATTAGATCATGAACTTGGAGTTACATCACTGGAAATCTTGAAAGTTACATTTTGGGGTTTAAAAGTAGGATTTGCATTCATAAAAATTAATCCTCAGAAACAAATCATAGATGAAAATGGAAATCATAAATTACTATCTCTTCCAGGTGAAGTATTCCTGCGTGATGATGCAGTCATGATTTTAATGGTTCTCAAATGTATTGAAACAGGTGAGTCATTTTTTCTGACAGTTACTCAGGCTAGATCACCTACTGGTAATTATGCTTTTGAAGAAGTACCTGCTGGTATGATGAAGTATAATGATCTTACCGGCCAACCAGAAATTTTTGGTACTATGATTGCAGAAATTAAGGAAGAAACAGCAATTGAACTTAGTAATGATGATATTGTATGCATGAGTCAACAAGATACTGGATTATATCCTTCACCTGGAGGATGTAATGAGAAAATTACTCCTTTTCTTTTTGTAGCAAAAGCTTCAAAAAAATACATTGATTCATTGCATAATCGATGCACTGGTGTTTTAGAGGAAGGAGAAGTAATTAAAGTTGCTATTAGACCATTTGATTATATTTGGTCAATGAATGACATGAAAGCAATAGCACTTGCTGGGCTTTATATTAGATTATATGGAATCCAAGCTGATTTTGTTACTACACATCTACTATATGATCTTGAATAAAATACTTTTATTTAATATTGTATATTTTGTATATTTTGTATATTTTGTATATTCTTGAATAATAATATTAATATTATTAAAATAAAAATAGACAAAGATAAAAAATAATAAGTTTTACTAGAAGGTAAATAAAATATTTCATCAAAAGTAGTCTTAATTGTTTTTTTATTTTCAGGTATACCAATTTCATCATAAATTTCATTTCTAATATTAATTAACCAATTAATAAAATTTTCTTTAGAATTTAAAGCATAATCTAAATTGCACATATTTTTTTTTAAATTTTCACCACATGATTTACATGGTAAAATATACGGTAATTGTAATATAAAAGCTTTGTAATTTTCTCTGTATTGTGGGTTATAAGTTAAAGCTATTGAATTTAAAAATATCCATCCATTTTTCCCCCAATATAAAGGATCTATTGATTTTATTTGAAAATAATTATCTAGCATAATATATTTATTATATAAAAATATTTTGAAAGATATTAATTATTTTAATAAATAATTAATATATTGTCTTAATTCATTTCTGCGATCTTTTTTAGTTTCTTTATTTAACATTGAACGTTTTATATCATCAATAATAATATTTTTATATACAATTTTAAATTTATATATATCTAATAAATCTATTCCTACTAATATTTTTTTATTGTTAACATTAAATTTATTATTAGTTATATAATTTTTAATTTTTTCATTATGTAATATCAAGTCTTTAAATATTTCAATAAATTTTTCATTTAATTCAAATATATATTTCCTATTATATTTTATATATTTTATTTCATGTAAATTAATACCAATATTTATATTTTCAAATTCATATATAATATTTATATAATCTACTTTATTTAGTATAATATTACTAAAATTACTAAAATTACTTTTTAATCTATTTTTACTAATTTTATATAATTCTATATTTATGTATTCGTTACCAAATAACCATATATAACTATTGTATGGTATTAAATAATTTCCTCTTTTTAAATATCCTGTGTCATCTACAATCATATTATCTATCGATCTTATAATAGACCCTTTTGATAATAATGAATACGTTTTATATTTATTTAATATTTGACTTGAAATTTCTTTATTTTTTTTTATTTTATTATAATAATTAATATAATAATTATTTTTTATTAATAATCCATTTTCTAATCTATTATTTATGTTTAATTTTATTTGTTCTGTTTCTATATTTATTAATAATATATTATCACCATATAAATAATTTAATGACCTTATTATACTTGATAATGGTGTCACTATTATATAATCATTTATGTATGATACTATCCCTATAAAATTACTATCATTACTAAAATCATTATCAGTTTTAGTATCAGTATTTGTATTAGAATCATAATCATGATTATAAACTATACTACCTGATAATGGTTTTTTATTACTAATATTACATGCTATATATGGTATTGGTGGTAAACAACAGAAGTTATTATCCCATCCATAATCTATAATATTAGTTTGTAAACTACAATTAGTAATTTCATTATTAGCAACTTCTAACCATTTAATATTAATAATATTTGATTCATAATTAAACAATTTATTATTATATTTATCAATATCATGAAAATTTACATTAATATTTTTTTCAAATTTAATAAAAAATAAATTTAAATGAGTATCAAAAAGTATTGTATTATTATCAATTGTTTCTATATTTATATTTTTTTCAAATGATGATTTTATATTTTTTATTTCATAATTAAAATAATAATTGTTCAATAATATTTCTACTTTTATTTTATTATTTATGTAATTACCATCTAAGTTAATCATTGGTCCAACAATCCATTTGGTGTTTTTGTATTTAATAAATACACCGTTTACAATTTCTCTATTATTATGCACATTATTGTTAATAATACTAGATAATTTATTGTAAATATTATAAGATTTATCAAATTCAATAAATACATTCATTTTTAATTTCCGTTATGTTATATATTTTTTAAGTATAATGATACTTTTTCAATTTTTTGTTTAATTGTATCATAATTATTATCATATATACTTTTTAATTTATCAATATTAATTTTTTTATTATAAATATTTTTTTTAATATTTAATTTATCTAATAAATAATCAGGTATCCACATAATATTAGTAACAAGTAATGGTGTATTAATATTAAATGCCAATATTGATCTATTAATATTTTTTTGATAAACTCTAATTTCTTTTTTATTTAATGAAAAAACTTGATTAACATCAATATTATTATAATTAATATAAATATCTGAATTTGGAATTTTTATTAATAGATATGATTGAAAATTTTTTAGTATAAAATAACATAATTGATCATACAATGAATAATATTTAATATTAATAATATTTTTATTTAAATTTTTATATAGATTTGATAATTCATTTAATTCATTTAATTCATTTTTTTCATTTTTTTCAATTTCTTTATTTATATTAGATTTTATATTTTTAAAAATTAATTTTATTCTATAAAATAATTGTAATATTTTTAAAATATCATTTTTAATATTTGTTGAATTTTTAAATTTATTTTCAATATAAATTCTAATCATATCTTGAATAGAATCTGTAGTTGATTTTGTTTCTAATACGTTATAATCTAAGTAATTATAATATTGTATTGGTATTATACTCGATTTAACTAAAAAATCGGCATTTCCTATAATTTTTTTATTAATATCTAAATCATAATTATTTAAACTAAATATTACAAATAATATTATTTTATTCATCATTTCTGAATTTATATCATAATTGCATAATACCTCGTATAATAATTTTATATGTTTTGTCGTTATTTTATCAAAAAATGTACTAAAATATTGTAATGTATTACCATATAAATTATATTCTTGTGTAATATTATAATTCCTATCTAGAAAGCCTTTATTTATACCAAAATCAAATATTTTTTTAACTTTATTTTCATATGGTTTTTCTTTTATTTTTTCAATGACTAAATTAATATTTCTTTCAAATTTATCTTCATCTGGATGTATTATATAAAAAATTCCATTATCATCTATTAATATATCTCTTTCATATCTACCATTTTCATCTGGATATATTATGTTATCCTTATTTTTTAAACTTTTTATTTTACCATTTGATAATAAATATTGATCTTTCAAAAAATCTACTATTTTATTGGAATCTGTAACTTTATTTGGATCGTTATTTTCATCAATATATTTTTTACTAGAATATGTTTTATATAAACCATATAACATATCCTCAATATTCTCTATACATATCTTATATATTACACGGTCTGGTAATTTATTTATGTCATATGTATAATATACAGTTCCTGGTTTTACTCTTCCTACTCTCCCTTTTCTTTGTTTTTGATTAGGTTTTGATATTTCAATCGTTTTTAATTCTGCAATATCTTTGTTTTCATTATATATATTTACTTTTTGTTTACCTGTATCAATTACATATTCTAATGAATTTATTGTAATAGATGCTTCTGCTATATTTGTTGCTATTATTATAAATCTACTATATGTATTTTCGGGTCTTAATTCATCTTTGGGAATATTATCCATATCTTTTATTCCATATTTATTTTTATCATATCTGAATAACTTTCTTATATTTTTATCAGCAATTTCTTTTACTCTATCTAATAATTTTGGATCTAATTCACTATAAAATGGTATAGCTAATATATTACCTGGTGTATTTTCATTTATTGTTTTAACTGCTTTATTAATATCAGATTGTCCTATTAAAAATAATAATATATCACCAGTTGTTGTTTTTATTATAATGTCTTTTAATATATCTTCTGGCTTGGAATTAATTTTTATTATTTCTTTTACATCAAAATTCATTCCACCAAATGGTACAGATAAATGTATACGTCTGTCTAAATATTTTCTATCATATTTATCTTGATATCTTATGGGCCATTTCATATTATCGTCTATCATTTCGAAATATTTTCTATAAATTAATTCATCTTCATCCATAGTTGCACTAATTATTCCTAATGGTACTTGGTTATTTATATATACTCCAAATCTACATAATGTTAAAATCATATCCATATATACATTGTGTTCATGTGCTTCATCGACTAATATCATATCATACATATTTATATTATTAAAAGTGTTACGTGAATTATTTTTCAATACATAATTAGATTTTATTCTTTGATATAACAATCCATCTGTTGACAATATTAATGCAGGATGGTATAAATTATCTATTATTTTATTAGTTGCTGTTTCATATTGGATATAATTAATTGAATTTTCTTTAAGAATAGGTATACCTATATTATGTGACATCATTTTAGAATTATCTTTTGCTGGTTGTATTCTAGGTACTGTACATACTACTTTTGCATCATTCTTATAATTTATCATTTTTATAGCATATAATAATAAAAATGGTGCAACAGTTGACTTTCCCGCACCAGTTGCACCAGTTACATATATTACTCGCTGATTTATAAAATGATGATATATTTGAATTTGAGCAATCCAATCTGCACCGAAATTTGTATACCATAAACTATTTTTTATTAATTCTAATGAATTTTCATGATTTTTATATTTTTTATTAGTAAAAAAATGATAAGCATTTTCATAATCAATTAATTTAATGTTTTCAAGTATATGATTTTTCCATTTTGAAAATTCTTTATTTTTATTAGGTATTATATTATTATCTGTAACTTTTGGATTATATTTAAAATATGTTAACATACCATTATAAACCAATGTCTCGAATATTATTCTTATAAAAAAAGTACTTTCACTAGTATTTAATGATTCTACTATATAATTATATATTTCATTTACAACTTTATTATCATTGTAAATTCTATTTAAATTTGTAGTTATCTTAAACCATGAACTTATATTTTTCATATTTAATCTATCAATTATTATATTTTGTGTATCTAAATCAATATTATCAAATTCATATGATTTATTATGTAGTTTATATTCATTATCTTTATTATTATGTAAAAATGATTTAAAAAAATTATATACATTTTTAAGTGTAACATATTTAAATTTGTTAAATTGAGCAGGTTGAGATTTTTCTTCAAATTTAAGATATGGTAATTCTTTTTCATATTTATTATAAAAATCATTAATATTAAGAATATTATGATTATCATCTAAACAATAATATGCATACCATGTATATTTAAATCGATGCATACATTCATAAATATAATTATAAATATTTTTGAATTGTATTTGATTTTTTACAGATTCTATGCAATTAGACAATTCTTGATCTGTTAATACTGTTTCATCGTTTTTATCTATATCATTTTCATTACTTGTTAATTTAAATTTTTTTTTTAATATAATAGAACAATTTTTATCTATTTTTAAACTTGATAATTTTTCTTGATCGTATTCCCATCTTAAATAAAATAATAATAAAGATTTTATTATATCATTATTACTTGAAGAATTTAAAAAATTAATCCAATTAATATTTAAATTTTGTTGTTTAATTTTATCTATTAAATCCCACGGTTCATTTATAATTTTACTTATTTGTAATTCTCTACTTACAATAAAAATATAAGGAGAAACTTGTAAATTATTTTCATTTTTATCAAAGATCATCCATTTAATATCTTTAATATCAATATATAGAAATTTATAAATAACTCCATATATAAATCCTGAATTATTATAATTAAATTGTCTATTTTTAAAAATATTTAAATAATATAAATATATGTCTGATTTTTTATAATTTGTCATATCATATGGAAATATATTTTTCCAATTAGGTAATAATTTAGTACTAACTTTATCAATAGTATTTTTAATACTATTAACAGTGTTTTCAAAATACTTATTTAAATAATCTGAATCAGAAATTAATTTATCACTATTTAAGTGATCTACATAATAACTAGATGATAATTTTTTAGCACTATTATTATTATTTTTAAATAATTCATTTAATGTTTTAATATTCTTAGATGCATTTAATTCATAAAATGGCATTAATAATATAAGTAAACTATATACATCTTGATAATTATTAATTTTTAATTGTTCGAGATATTCATTTATATTAAATTTATTTATAATATAAATTATAAGTTCTGATAAATTATTTACTATTAATATTTTATCAGATGTTATTAAATTTATAAATATACTATTTATACATTTATTAACAATATTTTTTATTAATTCATTATTTATATTATTATTTATATTATCAATTATATTAGGGTTCATTCTATATATAAATAATCTAAAATAAAATATTTTATTTTAGCTAATTAAAAATTTATTAATTTATTAATTTATTAGTGTAATAATTGTTTTAATTTCTCAAAACTATCATTTTCTTTTAATGAAATCTCTGTTATTATACCATCATTTAACATAAATAAAATAGGTTTTTTTTTAACATTTAATGATAAATTTTCTTTTGAAATATCAAAATCTTTAATATTAATTTTATTTTCACTTGTTTCAACTATTTTATAAACATTTTCAGGATTACTTTTATTTAAATCTGTTATTATTTTTTTAAATTTATTATCATCTTCATCTGCATGTTCATCTTCATTAATTACTAATATTAATGTTAATATTTTTTTATTTATAAATTTAGGAAATTTTAATGCTATCTTTTTGTATTCAAAATCTATATTTTGTATAATACTTGAAATATTTTCAATGATTGAATTGAATGTTGATAAAGTATATTGTTTATTTATTAATTCATCTGACATATTACTATCTTCTGATATAGATTCTTTAAATTTATTAATTATTATTAATAAACTTCCATGTTCTGATCTTATTTTTATAAATAATTCTGTTATTTCTGCAATTTGTTTAATATCATCAGGTGTTAAATTACCATCAAGATTTATTAATATTTTAAATATATTATCAAATTGTTCTAAATATTGAACTATACTATTAATTTTTTTAATTAATGAATTTGTAATTTCATTATTTTCAAAATTATTTTTCATTTCCGATATATAATATATAAATAATTTATATAATTATTTAAAATATTTTAATTAAATTATTATAATATATATTATTAATTATGAAATCTAATAAAAATATTAAAAATAATAATAATAATAATAATAAATTAAATCAAATTATTACACAAAACGGTTATAGTTGTTTGGCTCCATGTAGTAAACCAAATCAACTATTTTATCATCCTATTACATATGATGCATATCAGGTACCATATTCAGCATGTCCAGTATATGATAAAAATCATACCAATTCAAAAAATATAATATTATTAGATAAATGTAGTATTGATGAAAATATAACTTATCAAAATTATAATATATTTGATGATAGTTTTCAAATTTCACATACTACAAATGAATTTCTAATTGAAATATATAATATTAAAAATATTATTGATCTCATTAATTTTATTAATAATAATTTTAATGAATTACCAGTACATACTCAAAAAAGATTACTTAATTACTTTTTAGATGTTTATATTCTACATGATGATTTACCTATTGAAATAATTTCTGAAAAAATATTAGATGTCTTTTTTAAAATATATAAAATTAATTTAAATATCAATAAAATTATAAATAAAATTAAGTTAACTAGAAATAAAATTAAGAAAATAAACAATAATTTTATTTATAATAATAATGACTTTTTTAATTATTTATTTAATAAATATTCAAAATAATTATATTAATTATTAATATATAAATGCCGATTGAAACAAAAGATTTTGATGATCCCAGCAAAAGAAAACCAATTACTTCTTCTGAAACAGAAGTTTATGATGATGTCACCAAAAGAAAACCAATTACTTCTTCTTATGACTATAGAGATTATTATTCATACAGATTACCATATATTAATTATAATCCATACAATCTTGTTTCACCATCAAATTATGGTTATTATTCAGATCTTAATAAAGATAAAACTGTTATTAAAACAGTTGTTAAATATTTCTATTATAAAATAATTGATAAATGGTTCCATCATGATTTATTTCCACTTCTCGGATATATTACAATACATGATGGCAAATCTAAACTTATTAAAAATTTAGATGATTATAAAGTTCCTACAGACTCTCGTAAAGATATTGACCATAAAATTGACTTTATCGAAAATGAAATTGTTACTAAAGATATGGTTAAACATATACTTAAAAATATAGTTAATAAATATAATATTAAATGGTATTTACTTTATAAAAATGAAGATGTTATCAAAAAAAAATTTTATAAAGCTATTAAAGAAGAATTAGAGAATGCTATTGAAAATAAATAATTTTTATTATAATTAAATTTACTTAAAATAAATTTAATTTATTATTATTATTATGAAAAAAGTTAATAAGACCCATAAATTAAATATTCATGAAGAATATTGGCAATATCACAATAAATACAAAGAAAAGTATGGTATAAAATCGTTAGTATTAATGCAAGTTGGATCATTTCATGAGGCATATTCAACAGACAGTGAAGGACCAAATTTATTTGAGTTATCAGAATTATTAAACATAGTATGTACAAGAAAAGATAAATCAATAAATATAATTGATGAAAAGAATCCGTATATGTTAGGTTTTCCTTCAGTAGCATTAAGTAAATTTATGAAAATCTTAATTGATAATTATTATATTGTAATTATTATTGATCAAACTACACCACCACCTAATCCACTTAGAGAAGTTACTGGAATATATTCTGCATCAACTTTTATTGATAATATTTCAATTGAAACTAAATATTTAATGACAATTTACATAGAAATTAATAAATCATTAACTAATAATAAGCCAACTATTTCGATTGGTATGTGTGCTGTAGATTCATCTACAGGTTGTGTTTATATTTATGAAAAACATGGATCTAATTTTAATAATGAAACTGAAGCTATTGAAGAAACACAACGTTTTTATCATTATTATAGACCAATTGAATTAATTATTTATCAAATTAATAATTTTAATAATATTAATGATCTAAATAATCAAAATAATCAAAATAATCAAAATAATCAAAATAATGAAAATAAATATATTGATAATTTAAAAATAGATATTATTAATAAATTAGATCTTCTTCCAAATCAAATTTTATATACTTATTATAAAATTAATCCTATTTTTTATAAAATAAGTTATCAAAACACTTTATTAAAAAAAATATATAATACTGGTTTAATTACTCCAATTGAATTTTTTGATTTATCTAAAAATAGTTACATTATTATTGCGATGATATCAACATTTGATTATATATATCAACAAAATCAAAATCTAATAAAACAACTTAAAAATCCTGTATTTTTTACAGATAATCAAAATAAATACATGTTATTAGCAAATAATGCTCAATATCAATTAAATATCATTGATTATTGGCACTGGGATAGGAATAATAATAAGTTTCAGTCACTTTATTCAGTTATTAATAATTGTTGTACATCTATGGGAAAACGAATACTAAAAAATAGATTATGTGCACCTTTTACTAATATTGATATTATTAATAATTATTATGAAATGACTAATAAAATAATTAATTGTAATAATTTAGATATCATCAGAAATCATCTTAAGTGTATTAATGATTTAGATAAATTATTTAGAAAATTATCTATAAAATTTATTCAACCATATGAATTATATAGTATATATGAATCATTTATTAATGTTGTAGCAATTATTAATATATTTAATAAACCAGAAAATTTATTAAAGGAAGAATTATTAAAATATATTGATAAAAAAAATATTAAATTATTTATTGAAGCAATTAATTATATTGAAAATACTTTTATAATAGAAAAATTAAAAATTAATAATTTAATTGAAATTAAAGAATCTTTTTATAAAATTAATATTCATAAAAATATTGATGAAATCTATAATAAAATTAATCTTAATATCGGATTTATTGATAAATTGGCTAAAACATTGGATAATTATGATGATAATACTACATTACATGTTAAACATAATGATAGAGATGGATATTATCTTACTACAACCAAAATTAGAGGTCAAAAATTACAAAAAATATTAGAGAGTGTTAAAAATATTAAAATGGATGATGGAACTATTATTCATTTTAATGATCTTAAATTCGATTTTCAAACTACTACTACTAAGATTTCTTATCCTTCTTTATCTAATTATTCTACAGAAATTAATGACCTATTTTTACAGTTTAATAATGTAATTACAACTCAATTTTATGATGATACACTCAATTGGTATAATAAATATAATAATGTATTTAATTTAATTATTAATTTTATTACTGAAATTGATTATATTTCTAATAATGCTTTCACCTCTATTAAATATCATTATGTTAAACCAATTATTAATAATAATAATAATAATAATGATAATTCATATATTAATGGATTAAATATTAGACATCCAATTATTGAAAGAATTATTGATTATGAATATATGCCACATGATATTAATTTAAATGATAATTATATTGGTAATTTAATATATGGTTTTAATTCATCCGGTAAATGTTTTTCACCAGAAACATTAATATTATTATATAATAAAAGTATAAAAATGGCTAAAAATATCAAGGTAGGTGAAGAATTAATGGGAGATGATTTAACACCAAGAATAGTATTAAATACAACAAGTGGTAACGATGAGATGTATGAAATAATTCCATTAGATTTTTCAAGAGAAGATAGTTTTACAGTTAATGGACCACATATATTATGTTTGATGAATTATAATAATGACATTATAGAAATATCAGTTGATGATTATCTTAAAACAGATAATAATTGGAGATCAAATTATTACTTATATAAAATTGATATAAATAACAAAAATAAAATATTATATTCATCATTTATTATTCTTAAAAAAGGATTTGGTAAATATTGCGGATTTGAAACAAATGCTAATAAAAGATTTTTATTATCTAGTTATATTGTAACACATAATAGTAGTTTAATGAAAGCAGTTGGATTAAATTTAATTATGGCTCAATGTGGATTATATGTTCCTGCTGATTCTTTTGAATATAATATATTTCATTCACTTTATACACGCATTTCAGGTAATGATAATTTATTTAAAGGACATTCGTCTTTTATTATTGAAATGAATGAATTAAGATCTATTCTTAAAAGAGCTAATTCTAGATCACTTATTATTGGTGATGAAATATGTAGAGGAACTGAATATTTATCAGCTAATTCTATATTTGCTTCTGTTATTCTTAAATTAGCTGATGTTAAAGCAAAATTCTTATTTGCTTCTCATTTACATGAATTAACTAAAATTGAAAAAATTAAACAACTTGATTGTATTAAATTCTTCCATTTACTTGTTGAAAAAAAGGGAGACGAGCTAATATTTAATAGAAAATTAATGGAAGGTACTGGTGAACAAATATATGGTATAACAGTTGCAAAATATATATTAGATGATCCAAATTTTATAAAAGTAACAAATGAAATCAAGAATGAGTTATTAGAAAATTCCAATATTAATACTAAATTAGTAAACGATAAAAAATCTAATTATAACAATGAATTATATATGGATTGTTGTAAAATATGTGGTTCTGAAAATAATTTAGAATCACATCATATTAATTATCAAAAAGATTTTAATAACACTATAAATGGTATTATTAATAATAAAAAAAAACACTTATTGAAAGATTCTAAGGCTAATCTTATCATCTTATGTAATAAATGTCATGATTCAATTCATAATAATGATATAGAAATTATTAAAACTACTAATAGCACGAAGGGTACTATTGCTATTATTAAAAATATATAAAAAAATAAATAAAAATAAATTATTTTTATAAAATACTACATATAATATATAATAATATATGTGGAAAAATTATTTTTTTTATAGATTAATAAATCGGTTTCCTATACTTATTTTTTCAGAAATTAAATTACCAGTAAATTTAATAGATTTAAAAAATTATCAAATAAAATTAGAGAAAAATAATAATAATAAGAAATATAATTATCGTCCTATTTTTTATATTGTTCATTAATTTATTAGTTTTTATATCAAGCAGAACAACATGTGTATGTAACTCCGGTTTGAGGATTACCTACACATCCACCAGTTTGATAGGTACAAACACCTGTTGTAAAATAATAATTATTGGTTCCAAGTGCATTTGCACAATAATTACACATCCATGCACAACCTGTACCCGAACCTATTGAAAAACTAACACAGTTATTTTGAGGAATAACTGTACCAGTTGTTGCAAATTTACAATCTTCACTAGAAAAAACTCTAGCAGTAATTGTTATAACAACTAACAAAAGATTTCTAAAAAATTTCATTTGTATATTTTTATATTGCTTAATGATAATTAGTTTTTAAGTTATTTAATTAATTTATATTAATATTTAATGTAATTAATATGCATCAAAAACCCAGACAATATCTTTACTTTTATAAAATCTATTACATTTAAATTCAAAATAACTAAATTTGACATTTGAATTATCTAATATTTTTTTAATTGGATTAATATATTTATTATAAAATAGATTACCAGAATCAATTTTATTAATACTATTTTGAATAAATAATTTTTTATTTTTTTTATTTTTTTTATTATTTTCATTATTATTAACATTTATAAGTTTAATATTCCAATTATATGATCCCATTAAAAATTCGTTATTAAGTGGTGAAATAAAATTAAAAAAATTAATTATATCTTTATAACATTTAATTGGAATAGAATTATTTGAGTATAATAGAGAATAAATAAGATTTAATTTTTGTTGATATGGATTTGTTAACAATGATACCATTTTATTAATAATTTCACTATCTGAAGTATTAATATTATTCCAAATAAAATCCATATTATAACATTTTTTATCAACATTATTATTCATTATAATTTCCTGTGTATTAAATAGTTTTGAGCTCATTAAAATTATTTAAATTTGTATTTATTATTAATTAAAATATTATTTCTTAAATAAATATAATTATGAATTCGAATATTAATTCAACACCTAATATTTTATATAATATTATTAATTATGAAGAACCTCGTATAATATTTAATTATTTCATATTAATAATTATTTTTATATTTATATTTTCTAATATAAATTTTAATATAAGTATTTTTATAGGTTTAATATTTTGTTCTATCGTAATATATTATTTTTATACTGATAGAACAACTAATTACACTTATAATGCTGAAAAAAAGAAAGAAAAGTTTAATTCATTATTTACAACAAATGATACATTAGAAAAATATCCTGAAATTGTTGATTCACTATTTTACATAGAAGATTTAAAAAAATATAATATACCTGAATTTAATTTATTACAATCATTATCTGAACAATTTTTTAATTTGTATGAAGCATGTAAGATTGATTATAGTTTAATAAATGTATATTATAAAACAATGGTTGATTTGAAAATTTTAATATTAAATAAAATAAATACACTCGCAATAAATACTTTTAATAATAAAATAACAGATAAATTATTATTAGTAAAAAAAAATCTTGAATTAAAATTAAATAAATATTTAAATGAGTTGACAATTATTCAAGAAAAAAATTTATATTATAATGGATATAATAATAATACAATTCTTATAGATAAAAGTAATGTTTTACCATCAAACTTTTTAGATCCAATAACATTTAATAAATTTTCTAATATTAATAATAATAATTTTATATATGATTAAATATTATATTTCTAATATAATATTATATTATATTATATTATATGTCAGATTTTGAAGAACATTTTAAAACAACAGATTATACTAATTTTGTTCCAAATGAAAATCAGAAACAATCTTTACAAAAAAATTTTAATTTTGTAAAGGGATCAGATTTATATAAAGGTGTTTATGATAATATTGATGCAAATATTTCAAATGTATCAGTAAGATATTATCAAATAGCTATGTTTAATGAAAATGATAACAGAAATATTAGATCATTCTTATTAAATGGTCAGAGCGGAAATGGTGCATGTTTTTATAATTATAAAATAGCGGAAATTAAAAATTATTCTATTCATGAAAATAAATTAGATAAATTTGTGAATGCTATCAAAAATATCAAACATAATAAAAATAATAATCATAAAATAATTTTTAAATATTATCCTGTTTATAATTTCGACTATACAAGCCCGCCTTCTGGTGCTGAAATTAGTCAATGTTATTCTGAATTACTTAGTTAATAAATTATCTATTTATAATAATTGTTATAAAAATTTAAAATCTATATCAGAATTCATTATAATTACACCAGTACCCGAAAAATGTCCATATTTTGTTAAATCATACTTTTTTTCATCAATATTATTCCATAATCTATTCATACATTCATTTATAATAGAATCTGGATGATTTGTTATATCGTCTAAAAGAATTATTCCACTATAATTTAATTCTTTTAATTTATTTATTATTAATTTCTCTATTATTTCATAATGATCAATATCAATCATTATAATTTTTATATTTTTAATAAAATCTTCATTTAAATCATCTAATACATTTTTAATATTAAATTTAATATTCTCTTTACTATAAATTTTATGATTATTATTTTTAATATGATTTTTAATATCATAACTTATAACATTATTGTTTGGATTATGTGATAATGAAATAGCACTTCTACCAGTTAATGTTCCTATATCTAAAATATCTATATTATTAAAAAATAATGTTAAATAAGAATATAATCTATATTCTTGTTGACCAGATTTATCATTATAATACTTTTTATTTACTAAATATTCTTCATTTTTAAGAGTAAAATTATCAAGAATTTCATTTGAAATAGGAATAATCATCTTTATTTATATAATTATTAAAACATTATAATTATATAATAATTATATTATTTAATTTTAATCAAAAATAAATGATATACTTATATATAATATAGTTATTGTTAACAATAATACACCTAAATAAAATAAATTATCACCTTTTATATTACTAGTAGGATTTTCACCATTCATTATATTATCAAAAATCTCAAAAGATAAATTTTTTGTATTAATCAATATTTTATTAAAAGGTAATTGATATGGTTTTATTTTTAAATTTTCTACTTTATTTAAATCATGTAATCTAACTTTTTGTTTTGTTAAGTTTATCTTTTTTTGTTCTTCTATATATTCATCAAATTTTTTGTTAAATAAATATTCATCAAAATATTTACCTCTATTATCATACATATTTCTAATTGGTAATCCGTCACTATATGATTTTACACTAGATGGATCTATAAATCCTGGAATACTTTCTGTTGTTATTATTTTATTATTTGATTTATTATCTATTTCATCTAGACTTAGATAATTATTTACTAGTGATTTTAATGGATTATATGATTTTTCACTATTATTTATTCTATTAATATTACTTATTTTACTTATTTTATTTATTTGTCCTATTTTGCTTGATTTACTCATTTTTATTCTATTTATAATTATAATTATTATATATTATAAATTTTGAAAATCTTATTTAATATAAGAATATATATATAATAATAAGTATAATATGTTCTATATTAGATGTCCTTCTTGTGGATGCCTTATTGGTAATCGTCAAATTAAATATGAAACAACTATGGAAGAAATAAATTCAGATCCTAATTTAAGTGAAGCAGTTAAATTAGAATTACAAACTAAATTATTAAAATCTTTTAAACTAAAATATTGTTGTAATATGAGAATTAAAACATATAAAAAATTAAATGAATTTATTAAATGAATTTATTAACTAATAATTAGGAATAAACAGCATTTAATATAGTACCAACACCTAATGTTAATCCCTCTCTTAAAAAAAATAATTCATTTGGTTCTATAAATTCGGGTTTATATTTAAATTCTAATTCAATTATAGCTTGTTCACCGGGAAATATACATTTATCATTATTTTTAGAAATATTTAAATTATTTTTATTTAATTCTATAGTTAAAATTTTAATTGATGCAGTTTGTCTTACAGTATTACAATGAATAACTGGACTAAAATTATCTTTTACATTAGTTGGATGTGATAATAATTTTATTTTAGCTTTATATTTATATGATGCCATTTTTATAATATCTAAATTATTTGTTAAAATTGTACCTTTTTTAAAATTATTTCTTGTTAATTTTTTTTCAGATCTAATGGCAAAACAACCTCTTTCGCCATTATATAATTTATCTATCTTTTCATCATAGTAATTATATATTGACCATACTTTCACTTGAATATTATCATTGTAAGGACCCATGTATAATTGGGAACCACTATTAATATATCCATCTTTATTAGAACATCGTAATATTCCAGCTACTACCCAACCTATTCCAGGTGGACAATATATTGTTTCTATATAAAAAATATTATTATCTTTATCTCTATTATTTTTTATAATTAATTTTTCATTTAAAAAATTATTCTCTAATTTTAACATTATATTTTGATGTTTTGGTAAATTTGAAATATATCTCTTAAAAATATCTAATCCATAACCTGTTTTGCATGATAACTTGAATAATGGTATCTCTTTTGTATTTGGTATTATTTTAAATAATTCATCATCTGTTATATTATTATCTGTATTCATCTCAATAACATTATAATTACCTTTAGAGAATATTTTTATTATATCATTAGTTATTTTATGTAGTCCATTTTCATTAGAACCAGCATAAACATTATCAATAATATCTGTTTTAGTAAGGACTAATATCATAGGTATTTTTAAATGATGAAGTATTTTAATATGTTCTCTAGTCATTTTTAAAATACCTCTATTTGCACCAATTATTACTATTGCATAATCTGGATAATAACTCATTATTCCATACATTGTAGTTTTTAAATATTTTTCATGTCCACATAAATCTATTAATATAACAGATTTATTTTTTTGATATTTTTTCATACAATGTATCGCTATACTTGATGTTTTTCCTGATTTAATCTCATGATTATGATTTGATACTAATATTCTATTAGACCCATTTCCATCATCTAGTTTATTAGATTTTATTGTACCTATTAATGTACTCTTGCCAGAATCTACCGAACCAACCACTACATATGCTAATTCATCTATCATATATTATAATAATTAAATAATTATTATAAATAATACTTTCTTAAATAATTATTATTTAATATTTTATAATTATTCAATTTCTGTCTTTATTTTTATAAAATTAAAAATACAATCCTCGTCTATATTTATATCTTCATCTGATTTTATAAATATACTATATGGATTACTTTTATCATGTGTATTTCTTATATAATTTATTTTATTATTATCGTCTAAATAATATAAATAATAGTTGTTAGTTGTATTTTCTACTATTTTAACTTTTACTATATTACCATAATTTATTAATAAATTATTTGAATAATATCTTACATTATTATTACCACTGTCTTTTAAATTATTTTTTTCATCAATGTAAAAATTTATTGCTTCATTTATATCAAATGTTAATAAATAATTTGTTACAGTTTGTAAGCTATCGCTATTCTTTATAAATAATAAATCACTATTTTGTATATTGTAATGTTCTACGTTATCAAATTTTTCTATAAAATTACTATTTATTATTATTAATATTATTATTATTAGTATAATTATAATTATTTTATTCATTTTTACTTATATATTTAAAATATATTATTAAAATATATTAAAATTTTTTATATATTATACTATCTAATATTATATCTTTATTAATATTACCATAAATTGTGTATCCGTCGCTGTAAATATTTAATACAAAATTAATATTATTATCTATATAATTATTTTCAATATTATATTGATTTTTATTAGTTTTAATCATTATTACTATATCTACTTTTTTATTAAAAATTTTTATAATTTTTTCATTTAAATTATAATTTTTATTTAATATATTATTTTTATATATTAATAACAAATCTATATCACTATTATCATTTTGTTTATTTAATGAATATGATCCATACAAAATTACTAATAACGGATTTAATAAAATTAATTCTTTTATAAAATCAATATTGTTTTTAATTAATTCTTTATTTAATTTTAAAATCATATTTATTGTTTACTTTAAATAAATATATTTTATTTAATTAATTATTTCTTTAATTTTATTT